CCAGCATTGACGCCCAGCGCGCGTTTCCACTTGGCTGGCGCCACCAGTTGGACTGGGATGCCCAACCCAGCAAGCACCCCTTGCACAATCCCCAGCGACTGACCGAAAGCAAACATCGACGTGACGCCTTGGCCTGGCATTGCTCCGACCTGCTCCACGACCGCTCGGGAGTGTTCGGCGTACAGGCGCAGGTCTGCGGCGAGCATCTCGGCCGAGACGCGGCGCTTACTCTTTGCGCCGGTCACAACCTCAAGGGCGGGCATGTCAAAGACGTGAACCAGCTTCCCCTGGTGATCCAAGATCGCGACCGCACCAGACGCGCCGGGGTCGACTCCAATCGTGAAAGTCGTCATGCGTCCCCCGTCACCGCGGTCGCCGCGCGTGCGGCCTTCTTGCGCTTGTCTTTGACTGCCGGCGCCTCAGACTTGACAGGGATGTCGTTGGGGTGCGTTGCCAGGTCATCGACATCGAACGGCGCCAGCGTTCCTTCAACGACTTTTGCGCCTGGGAAGATCGCCTTCAGTTCTGAGGCGCCATCGAGCAGCGTGCCGTTGCACAGGTGCAGTTCGTTGCTAGAGAACACCGGCCCGTAGTCGGTGCAGCCGGCCGGGCCATTGACAAACAGCTTCCCGGTTTCTTTGTGCCTGTAGACGACGTACCCGTCTGAACCGTCATGCGGGTCCGCGAACGGCACCAGGCCGGGGATCAGGATGTGTTCACCACAACCCTTCGCCTGCGCCTCGAGCGGCGGGTTGCCCTGATGAACTTCACAACGCCATTCGGAATTCTCAATGGGCGTGGCATGACAACAGGTCCGGCAGTTGGCCTGCGCTGCGACATTGCGGTGGCAGTGCGCGTGGAAGTTGCACCACTTGCATTCAAAATTTTCCGCGTCGAGCGAGATCCGCGGCGGCGGCCCAGACATCTCAATCAGTCGGCGTGCGCGGTCAATCAGCCAATTGAATCGTGACTCATCAAAGTGGACCCACTCGGTGTAGACCGCTGAGTCGTTTTTGTTCTCGGCCACATATAGCGCACGCTCCAAATCCATCAGCCCCATGTAGACCTGCATCTGGTCAAAGTGCTGCGGCTTTGACTTGCCAACGCCACCCGACAGGAGTGACTTGAACGACTTATCGTTATGCGTCTTGCACTCAAGCACGGCCGCGGTCGCGGGCGCCTCCGGCACGCCTTTGACAACGCCATCCAGTGACCCTGCAAAGTGTCCGTTGACCGACGACACAGACCACTGCTTGCCCGTCTCGGGGTTCACGTCCCAGACCTGGGCGCCGATGCCGCGGATCTCTTCAACGAAGCGCGACTCAGCTTGCCGGCCCGTCTCAAACAATCGCAGCAGGCGACCTTCGTGGTCAGGGTCCAGCGCCCAGCGCCAGGTCAGCCATATGGCGCGGTCACAGGCGTGGCCGATGATGGACGCCCCCATGTGTGGCCGGTGCTCTGAGGGCTTGCTGGCGTACCAGCGAATGATGTGCTCGCTGGTGGTGTGCGGGTTCTTTGGAATGTCAGGCATGTTTTTTTGGATCCCAGTCTGAACAGACGTACTCAATTCGGCGCCCCGTGTGATCAAGCTCGCACTTCACAATCGTGATGCCCCACCCTTCAGGCTTTGCACGCGGGCCGCCCCACAAACAGTTGCCGCACTTCTTCACCGCGGGAGTGGCTTTGGGGGTTCTTTCTTTTTCCGACATGTTGCGCACGTCCACTTGAATTTCTTTTTGATTCCACCGGCAACAGACCGTGTTGACTGGCAGTCCGAGCACCAGCGCCGGCCGGTTGCGGTAATTTCTGCGTTTGCAAATTGCTCTCTGAGATTCATTGGTACAGATCGTTCTTGATGACCCGGTACTTGTAGAGTCCGTTACCGAGGTGCGTTTTCTCGACAGTGTGAGAACCGAATCGGTCTTTGCGCAGGTGCCTGAGTTGCGCGCTCACGCTTGCTTCTGGATCGCCCGTGATTTGTGAAATCTCCCGCAACGACCTCCAGTTGGAGTCAGACATGCATGACCAGACGCGCATGATCTGACCACTCAACCGGACATCGTCGCGACTTGGTTCGTAGTCGGAACCATTGAAGAGTCCATCGCTCATTTGGTCCTCCATTACTTCAACGAATAAAAAAGCCGCCGCACCGGTTGCTGCGACGGCAAGGGGATCACCAAGGACGTCCGCCTGTAGCTGCCTTGGGCGCAGGCTTTGCGGCCGGCTTTGGTTCGGGCTTGTCGTCCGCGGCAAAGTAGTCAACGACACGCGTGCGTGCTGGGTCTTTCTTGTCAGGTTTGACGACTGCGAGAAACGGCTTGTCGTGCAACTGCTCTGAGTCAGTGACGACATCCAAGTTAAGCGCGCGGCACAAGCGCGCCAGTGACTCCTCAGCAATCCGCACAGCGATAGGATTCTGATTGTTTAAGTTCAACCGCTCCCAGTGCCGCCGGTTCGTGTGCGGGCCATTAAGTACCTGCATCTCCAGTTCTAGGTACTCGCCGTCACCGTTGCGCGTCGCCTTTGTGGTGGAGCGGATGATCATCATTTCGTACTGACCAGCGGGGAGGTCTTCATACGTCGGGCGGTCGTTGAGCTGGATCGCTGACGCGGTGAAATCAAGGAGTGCCATGTTTTTCCTTTCAGGCTTTAGTGGTTTCGGCCAACGCGGCCGCGAATGCGTCCCATGAGAGGGGCATGTTCTTGAGTCCGTAGCGGTTGCCGCCGGGGTGTGCGGGGTGTGGCTCGACGTGCAGGACACGCTTGCCAGTCGTGCGGGCCTTCGTTTCGGTGTTCCCGTAGCCGGCGTCCGATGCAATGGTCTGCACCTGGTAGTTCGCCCAGCCAATGACGTCAGCCCATTCCATGACCAGCGCAGCCGCGCGGTCGTGCAGCTTGAGAACGAACTGGTCATACCCGTCATGGAGCGGCGACTCGAACCGCTTGATCTTGTCGTGGGCGATCAGAATGACCGCCATCGACTTGCGCTGACGCAGTGCCTCAAGTCCTGCAAGCAGGTTGCGCCACTCTTCGGCCGCGGCAACGTACCCCTTGCCGTACCCCGGCTTTTCGATGTTGTCCCACTTGTTGGCGGCGCAGACGTGCGCATGCACCAGCGGCTCAAGCCAGTCAATTGAGTCAATGAAGAGGGTCTGGAAGTCGTGGTCCTGCGTCAGCAGCGCCTCGATGGCCGAGTAGACATCTGCCAGGGATGTCGCAAGCGGGAACGCCTGCGCGTCCACGGCCGAGGCGCCGTCTTCAGTCAGGATGCCCACCGCGTGCGGGGCGCTGGCGGCGAATGTCGTCTTGCCGATCTTTCCAGGGCCGGCGATGACGATCTTGGGCGCTTGAGCGCGCCGGGTGGGGGTAATGCTAGACAGGTCGAATGACATGAATCCTCGCGTTGTGATAGTAGTTAGGCGGTGCGAAAAACACAATGGTTAAAGGAAAAAAAACACGACCGCACCCAGCGCCGTTCCAAAGAGAACTGCGCAGGCCCAGTCCCAAAGGTGGTCCTTTGGTCGGGGTGGGGTGTAGTAGTGGGTCAAGTTCCATTCAGCCTCACGCAGCGAGCGCGGGCTGACAAAGTGGCTTTGTTTCATGGTTTTGGCATCCAATGTTCTGCGGTCAGCATTCGGAACTGATCCGCCTGCCTTTCCGCGCGTTCTCGGTTCTCGGTAAGCAAAGACAAGTACGCCTGCCAGAGTTGGTCATAACGCTGCTGTAGCTCATTCAGTTGTGCTGGCAAGCTCTCATCGTCGACGATCATTTGTGTCCCTTCTTGATGTTGTTTTCAACACGTTGCTATAATCGCAACGCGTGGTCGCAATGTCAAACTTTTTTACGTGATACCTCAAAGCATTGTGAAAAACACAACAACCTTAACCGTGAACATTGGGCTTAATCCAAAGCACTGGGCTGACCCAGTCGGGAACGACTTCTGTTGCGATCTCCTCTCCGCTGATCGACATGATCGTGTACGAGCCGGACAAGTAGGCGGCGGTGACGTAGCCAAGGTGCGTGCGCTTGTCGATGCCGACAATGCACAGACGCCCAACGTGCAGGGAGGGGTCTTCCTGGATGGGGCTGACGTAGTACATCCATCCATCACGCAGGCTGCCGCGGTCGCGGACCTGGTGAACGAGGGTGCCAGCGTGGCACTCGGGTGGGGCGACAACCGTGCGGTGCATGGCCGGCGGCAGCGGCATCACGTTGTGCGCACTGTCAATCGCGCCGACCACGGTGGCCATTGTGATGTCTTCAGTGACTTGCACGCCAGCGCGTCGCATGACTTCAGTGAAGTCGAAGCCGAGGATCACGGCCAGTTGCTGGCCTTCGGCGGCAGTCATGCGCCGCATGCCGCGCAGCATCAGGCTGACAGCGGCAGGGTCAAGCTCCATCAGTTTCGACAGGGCACGCTGAGACAGCTTCTTCTCGGCGAGGCGTTGCTTGAACCAATTCGTATCCATTGCGGGTCAGTTCTCCTTAGGGGGAAGTTGATCTTGCGCCCATTTTTCTGTTGAGTCAACAACAACATTGAAGGAAATCAGCATGTCCCGTGCAGAGATGAATATCCACCGCCTCGAGCCTGCCCACTCAGTCATTGAGCGCCTTGGTGGCAAGGCGTGGCTCTCGGCGCAGATCGGTTTGGACCGCTCGAGCCTGACGCGTTGGACGATGCCGCGCCCGCAGGGCACTGGGGGCATGATCCCGCAAAAGCATTGGCCTGCCCTCATCAAGGTGTCAAAAATCATCCAGCGCCCAATCAAGTTGAAGGATCTGGCTGGCCTTGGTGGTTGAGATGGTCATCACGACAATGACCAACTCAGACTTCCTGCGTTCGGTGTACGGGGAATTTACCCGCGGCGAATATTCGTGGGTCTGCACGTTCCCTGGTGATCCTGGCAACGCAAAGCCGTTCGACTGGGCAGGGCGCCCCTACATGGGCGGGCCGGCGCAGGCGACGATTATCAACCGTACCGCGGACCAGAACACCTACTACTGTCCGGCGATTTTGAACTTGGTCGACGGCGAGCAGGTGCGGCGTAAGAGCGCCTTCGTAAGCCTGGCGGCGTTGGTCGTGGACGATGTCAACCCGAGCGACTTGGTCAATTACTCCTACGCGCTTGAGACGTCGCCCGGCAACTTCCAGGTGGGGATCCTGCTGGACCAAGCTGATCCTGATGTGTCGAACCTCGACCTGATCGACAGCCTGATGGCGCACTTGTCCGGCCGCGGGTGGATCAAGAATGACCGCTCGGGCAACAACAGCGTCCGCCTAGTCAGGATGCCGGGCGGCATGAACCATAAGCCGCGTGAGGCTGGGCCGTGGGAGGTCAAGCTGCACCACTGGGATCCAACGATCCGCTACTCGCTCGAGGACGCGGCCGCGGCGATGCACGTCAACCTAGACACGCTGCGGATGCTGTCAGCTAAAGCGCCTGAGCCGCGCAGCATGGGCAGC